GGTGTAGGTGTAGGAAGTTCTTCTTTAGGAAGAACACGAACCTTACTAGGATCTGTTCTTGGAATTTCTGGTGCTTTTGGTGTTTTTGGTATCAGATCTGCAACCTGTCCAATTCTTTGAACTAATGGACCACCTTTGCCTCTTGTTAAAAATAAGACACCACCAACAATGGCAACACCAGCAACAAATCCAGCAACACCACCTTGTACTCTACCTTCACCAAATCCTTTACTATATCCCCTTTCAAATGTTTCCTGTATTTGATCCTTTGTTCTTTGTATACTAAACATTTCTGCTGGTGGTTCTTTGCCCGCACATGCACAAATACCACCAGGAAAAGATGCTAACTTATCTAAAGCAGCATCAAATGTATCTAATGCACCAGAGAACGGTGTTTTGGTGATTAGTAAACTAGTTTTCTTTTCTTCTTCTTGCACTCTTCTTTCTACTTCTGCTTCTCCCGCATCAACACCAGTTGCTTTGTCAGCAATATTTCCTGCTGCCATTGCACCAATACCACCACCTATAAGAGATCCTATTCCGCCTCCAATAATTGTTCCTACGCCAGGAGCAATCAATGTACCTAATCCTGCACCAATCTTTGCTCCTAAAGTAGCACCAGCGACACCACCAGCGACACCAGCACCAGCTCCAATACCTGCTTGTAAATTAGACTGCCCTGCAGATCGTCTCTGCATAAAATCAATACCGCCTAGAAGTACATTAAATCCTGCAACGCCACGTCCTATTCTAGGTCCACCTAACCTAGGTTTAGGCGCTACACCTACTGGTGCTTTAGCACCTTTCAATCCTCGTGCTAACCCTGCCAGTCCAAGTGAACCAAGAACTTTATTTAATGGATCACCTTTATTTTCCTTCTCGGACTGAGAATCTGCAATTAAATTATAAGTTTTTTGTTTATATTCTAAAAGTTGTGTCTTAGCGCGTAGTTTTTGGGATTCAATTTCATTTGTTGTAGAAACCGATCTCGCAAACAATTTTTCAAGATTAATGCTTCCTTTTCTATTAGATACTGCTGCATCTAGTAATCTTTCTAAATTCATGCCCCATATACTCCTAGAATTAGGTTAGAAGTAAATCTGTCAACACTTTCAAAGGTAGTATTGAATGCAACTTCACTTGATGCTGGAGCAGATTTAGGTCCTTGTGGTTTAGCAACTTTTTGCTGTCCAGGAATTGTAATCAATGAAATATCAGACGCTCCAGATGTAGTTGATTGCATACTCTGAGATCTTGCATCTTCGGATACTGATTTTTTCTTCTTTGGTGCTGGTTTAATTTCTACCTGTTGTGCTTCTCTAAGATTTTGATTATAGATATCTAAACTTTGTTGTAATGTTCTTTTTGTTTGTCTGTAACGAGGTCCAAATCCCGCCCATTCTTCATTTAAAATACGAAGATCATTAATTGTCAGTGGTTTTGATACATCTACCCTTCTTTTACTTTTTGCAAGAAATAAAATCATTTTATTTTGCAATTCTGGAGTAAACTTTTCCTTGCTAGGATCTAATCCCATTGCACTAACAACATTCTCTGGTTCCATGAATTGCCCAGCACCAACTGCTGCAGATCTTCCCCCAGAATAATTTCCTCTACCTTCTCGTAAAAATTTCTTCTGCAGTTCTGCAACTTGATTTGCTGTTAGTTTTGATAAATCTCCACCATACTGAGATCCCCCAAAAAATGTATTATATCCTTGTTTTCCTGCTGTCCCTTCAACTTCTCTAACTGATGCAATGAATGCTTTTTCTTGTGGAGTATCAGCAATAACGTCAGCAGCATTTACATTTCCTGATTGAGTTCCACCACCACCAGGATAGTTCTTTGGTTTTTCATCCATCAAATCTTCAACTGCAACTTTTGGTTGCTCTACTGCTTTTCCAACACCACCTTTTTGTGATAAGATTGCATCAAATCGAGTTACAGTTGCCTGAAATCTATCTATATCATCTGGACTAATTTCTGCGGATCTAGTCTGTCTTTTTACAAGTTCTTGCCTTCTTACATCAGCAGCACCCATTGTTAAAGGCACTGCAGCAGCAAGTCCTAACATTCCCAATCTACCCATACCAGGCATTCTAACCCCGCCAGCGCGAGCAACTGTTCCCTCTGCAGCGCGAGCAACTGTTCCCCCCGCAACACGACCCATACCGCCAAGTGCTACTCTTGTAAGAACAATCCCAGAGGTAATATTAATGATTTCTGGAAGCATTGCAGTAACTGCAAACCCTGCATTAGTAGCAGCATCACCAAATCTGCCTTCCATCAACGCCTTTCCAGCAAGAACAGCTGATAGTGTTGCAAATTTAGATCTTAAACCAAAAAAAGATCCTTGTAAGTTTTTTAAACTTTCTTCTTCCTTTTTATATAACTTTTTCTCCTCATCAAAATATTTTTTCTTATCCCTAATATCTTGACGAATTTGTGCTTGAATATTTGAAAGATTGGCATTTACTTGCTCAAATTCTAATACAAGTCTACCTAAAGTTCTTATAGATTTTGGAGAAAGAGAACCTGCTTTCTCTTCTGCTTCCATAAGCAATTTATCATATGCTCTACTCATTCTTTGCTGCACAGGAAGTTTGATGCCTTCCTTTTGAGCAAATGATGCTAATGGATCTGGAGCACCAGGAATTAGCGACGACTGAGGTTTTATCTTAACAGTTGTCGAACGTGGTAGGATATATTGAAACGCTGGACTAGTAGGAAGCATTGGCTGATTGTTGTGCCTCTAATTTCTTTTTCTCCAAATAATTCTCAAGATATTGTACGTAGATTTCTCTTTCCCACGGGATTAAATTTTCAATTTCAGATAAACTCCACTTATGATGATGCATCAAAGCAAAATTGATCTCATAATATGAAGTCATATCCGTATGATATAGCATTATGCGAAAAAATTTGATAATCCCTCAATTAGAACATTGGTGTCAACACCAGTATTTGGATTTTTTACCTTTGTTGAATATGATAACTTTGGCATCGTTTCAAAGAATTTTTCAATTTGTTGAAACTGAGAACTATCTAATTGCTCAAGGAAATCGATCCACTCTTTTTCAGTATAATCTGTCGAAGACCATGCTTCCTCATCGTTATATACTTGTTCAATGCATGTAATAACTGATTTGAAGGCTTTTTCAATCCTATCTTTATTTGTTCCTGCCTTAGAAACTGAGAAATTATTTTCAACAAACTGTTGCATCGATGGATATTTCATCTTAATGCAAAGACCATCACCAAGTTCAACAATATCAGTATGCCCGTCAGGAACAGTAAGTTTTACTTCATTGATTTTAACCACTAATGGAACTTGAGTTTCTCCATCGTCAGTACAAGTAACTAGAAGTTCTACACTTTCACCAACAGACTTGCTGCGAATATTCAAGAAAAGATATTCAAGTTCAAAACTAGGAAGATCTTCTACTTTAATACCCCGAGTAAGAACACAAGATTTTAAAACATCTTTTATAGTATTCAAAATATTTTTTTCACTGTCACTTTCAAGTGCAATCAGAAGAACTTTCTCTTCCTTTACAAGAAATGGACGATATTTGATTGTTTTACCAGTCGAAATAAGATCTAGTTCAAATGAAGGAGTAACAACTTTAGGTAATGGCATAAAATTTCACATCATTGTCTTTATTTAGAATGGATTTCTAATGTTCTTTCCAAGATCAGATCTTAATAGAATATCATCATTATAGCGTCTAGACGTTCTATCAGTATAATAATAATCATATTTAAATGTAACTGCAGTTTTAATTAGTTCTGCATCTCCATATGCTAATGGGGCAGCAACAATATTAACTGGAAAAGCATCCATTAGGTGATAAGTAATGCTGCTTGATAATCTAGCAGATGTTCTTATGTTATTATAAGGTTTCATTTTAGATCGTTCTGGAAGAATATCTCCACTAAATGCCATGATTTGTATATCGCATTTGTAACTTAATGGATATTTTAATTTTCTGTAAGATCCAACATCTTTTTTTCTTTGATCTGTGCTTGTACCATGTCCACCAGTTGATAAGTATGTTGGTGAAATGTATTCCATCCAAGCATTGAATACTTCATTAGTGTAATAGTCTTTTTGAGAATAATACGTCAATGTAATGTCTGGATATCTTCTATAGATGGCATAACTTGATGATACACCTTGCCTCAAACCATCAACTTGCGAGGTTTGAATTTGTGATCCTGGAAGAACTGCCTCAGAACAAAATAGTGCTAAAAAATTACCTGGATTTTCTCTTGAATTTGCCTCATAAAATCCATGCTGGTTGATAAATCCAATCAGACTATTACTGCCTGATGGACCTTGTGGTACTGTACTATTAAAGTCTATCCACACATCATAAAGATTATTGAATGCAGGCACAATACCAGAACCAGTTTTATCTATTCCAGCACCACTATAAAGCTCATATGTTGGTAGATAAAGCCTATTGGTCAATGCCTGTGAATTACTTTCCCTACTCATCTAAATAGAAGACGTTTATATACTATGTATGAGTTATAAGGGAAAGTTTCGACCTTCCAATCCAAAAAAATACAAGGGTGATCCCACAAACATCATTTATAGATCTTTATGGGAACTAAAATTTATGCGGTATTGTGATATAAATGAAAACATTTTAAAATGGGCATCGGAAGAACTTTGGATACCTTATAAGTCGCCAGTTGACAACCGCTTACACAAATACTTCCCAGATTTTTATATCAAATATAAGAATACTTCTGGAAAAATATTGGAAAGTTTGATTGAAATAAAACCTGCAAGGCAAGTTGCTGGACCAAAACCGCAGAAAGCAAAAACTAAAAAATACCTTTCTGAGGTTTATGAATATGCTAAAAATATGGCAAAATGGGAAGCAGCAAAAGAATATTGTAATGATAGAAAATGGGAGTTCAAGATACTAACGGAGCACGATCTTGGAGTATAAATCACGATTTCCCAAATCAAAAATTACAAGCAT